TGAAACAATCACTCACAAGAACAAGTGATAGTATTATCCGCAAGAATCTTCGCACATGGCGAGACAGAGCTACAGCACGCGACGCACGCCAAGGGGGCGAGTGGTATGATGAAGCGAACGACCACGCGCAAATGATCGCGCAAGAAGTTGGTTGTGATGTCTGGACGGCGTCCGCAGTGATTAGCGCACTTAGTCCCATGAATGATTGGCAACGCAACAAGCTAGACGCGTTGAACTTGGCGCTTGTTCACCATGATGGTGGCAAGCCTGAAGACGTGAGGGTATGCACATTTAACAACAACAAGAACAAGGCTTGGGAATTGCTCGAGGGTGACTCAAAGGCCCTCGATGATGGCTCACCAAAAACTTGGGCATTCGCCAAGAGCATAGAGCTCACAAGAATGGCTCGTTGTGTTGTGATTGATCGTTGGCACATGCGAGCGTGTTTGACGAGCTCAACGAAACGAAAGCCTATTGTGGAAGGGCTCACCAAGCCTCAATACAACCGCGTGGAACGATTAACCATAAGCGAAGCTGACAAGCTCCACGAAGCGCCAGCAGTCTATCAAGCGACGCTATGGGTAACCATAAAGCGTTATTGGGAGAAATGAAGATAAACAAAGACAAACCTCCTTGTGATCGCTTTGGGTTTCCCTTAGCTCTCAACTGGAATATCGTATTAAAGAACCAACTAGAAGGGAAGCCACTTACTCAAGGGGCTTATATAACAACCAACAACGAACAAAAAAAACAATGGACAAAAGAAAAAAGAACAAAGAAGAAATAGACCACGACAAGAAAAACCTTGCACGACTCGAGAAGCTCGAAGGGCAAAACGCACTCAAGTTGATTGAGGAATTCGCTGAGCAAATGAGCTGGGGGGCAGATATCACCCACGTTTCGTGTGGGATTGTTCTTAAGCTCATGGAGGGCATTCCGTGTCAACTCAAAGATGCTCGAAAGCGCATAAAACAACCTTACGTTGCAAACCAATGGGAGGAAGATTGCACGGCATTTTCTCAATATTCAAAGGAGGAAACAGCATGAACAAACTATTCACTCTTTATGAGTCAAACCGTGCCACCTTTTCGAGCATAGCTGATGCGAAGAGATTTATTGAAAACTTCAACTCTCTTCCGTATGAGCTCGAGCCCTTCGAGATTAAAAGGCCCTCTCTGAAATACAGAAGCAGGCAAGAAAGCAGTTGGTATTGGATACAAGCAACGCGTCATTTTGAGCACAAAGATTGCAATTGCTTTGTTGCTGCTAAATAGCTGATCACAACAACCAAAAAACAAGCGCTTAGGGGTTTTCTCTAAGCGCTTTTTTGTGCCCTTTTTGTTTGCTCTGATTGACTAGATTTTGCAGCCAGGCCGGATGATAGTAGAGCGTGCCCCGGCGATTACGACTTAGAGCCGAACACAATGAGTGCCAGAAGAACCACGTAGTAAAACACTAAGCAAATGGTTGTAGTTGTAGTAAAGAAGTCTTTATTTTTCATAGTGTCTTTAAGTGTCTTATAGATCCCTTAAGATATTGTTCTCTTTTGTTTTAAACATTAAGAACAATTGCTTAGTGATTGCTTAGCGATCTCTTAGAGATACTTTAAGAGCGTGCACCGGGGGTGCGTCAAGAATAAAATTGACAATATGTGTGTTTTTACCTAAAAGGCAGGCGTAATGAGCATAAAGTTAATAAAGAACAAGGAAGCAGAAGAAATAAGACGACAACTAGTCGAGGATGAGTGCGCCATGCTTGCCAAGCGCATCAAGCGACTAAGAGACCGCCAAGAATTCATGAAAAAAGCCCTACAATTACATGCAGAACGAGCAGGAAAAGGATGTCGTTAAAGAACTTACTCAGTCGGACCTCAACCAAGACATGGTTGACCTCGGCGTTGGTCGGTATCGCGCTCGCATCGAGTCTGCTAAGAAGCGGGAAGCGGAAAGCGAGACGAAATACGGGCAAAGGTTGATCCGGGGAGGGCTCCCGACTTACTCAAAGGCCATCAAAGAGATGGTTGATGGGTGGGACAACAGGAACAGTGCCTTGTGGCAGTTAGGGCTCCGAGAGATGAAGCCATCAGTGATTGGTTTTATTGTGATTAAGGCCGTCCTGGATTGTATTACCCTCAAGAAGAACATGGCAGCAGTGAGTCACTTTGTTGGCTCGCGTGTTGAGGACCAGCACCGCTGTGACTTCCTTGTGAAGAACAACGAGGCCAAGGGAGAGGGAATTGTTTTAGGCGCTCAGCGACGCCGTGGGGGACTCCTCAACCAGCGCAGGCACATCAAGAGCTCGATGCGTAACGAGGCCGAGAAGGGCCTTATGCCAGGCTACACGGACTGGCGAAGGCGCGACAAGCTTAGTTGTGGTTTGACCTTGGTAGAACTACTCAGGCACGTCACTGGGATCATTGAGTATGTTTACATCCTAGAGAAGGCGGGTAAGAAGCCCACACGTTACGTCACGGCCTCGAAGGGGACCTTGGACTGGATTGAGAACTACAACGAAGACAAAGAGCTTTTCGAGCCGTTCTGGCTGCCTACCGCTGACGCACCGTTGCCATGGGATTCAATCTGGGAGGGAGGCTATGACACAGAGGGCACAGCGCTGCCAAAGCTCCCGTTCATCAAGACGTCCAACATGGACTTCCTACGCACAATTGAGAACGACAAGCTCGAGGTGCCTATGGAGGCCTGTAACCTTATCCAAGGGACGCCATGGGTAATCAATCCGAGCGTGTTGCGTGTTGCCAAGTGGGCGTGGCAGAACAGCGTGGAGGTGGGTGCCCTGCCAAGCAAGGAGGACGAACAGCTCCCAGAGATCCCGAATGACTTCCATGAGAACGATGATAGTAATCGCAAGTGGAGACAGACCGCCGCTGGGATCTACTCGAGGAACGCGAGCACCAAGTCGAAGCGCCTGCTCACCAGTAAGATTATCTTCACGGCTGAGAAGCTCAGCGCCTCTCGGTTCTTCTATCCGAGTCACTGTGACTTCCGAGGGCGCGTGTATAACATTGCGTCGTCGCTGAGTGTCATGGGGAACGACCTGTGCCGGGGGCTCCTACAGTTTGCTCGGACAGAGCGACTGGCCAACGACAACGATGCCAAGTGGCTTGCTGTTGCCGGGGCGAACGCGTGGGGTAACGACAAGGTCACACTGGACGAACGTTGGAAGTGGTCCGAGGCGTTCACCAAGGACGCCATCAAGATCGCCAAGAACCCTGAGCGTGAGTTGTTATGGACTGAGGCAGACAAGCCTTGGGCTTTCCTTGCGTGGGCTAACGAATGGGCAACCTACAAGCTCAACGGTAAGATCAACAGTGCGCTCCCGGTGAACATGGACGCGTCCAACAATGGCCTCCAGATTCTCTCTATGCTGACTCGTGATCCGTATGGGATGGAAGCGACGAATGTTTTACCGACAACAACACCTCAAGACATCTATGGGGTTGTTGCTGCTAATGCCCTTAAAAGCTTAGAAGCCCTGGCCGCTACCGGGGATGAACTGGCGCGTGCTTGGGTGGCCTTTGGGATTGATAGGCGCACCTGCAAGAGGCCCGTAATGTGCTATTCTTATGGGCTCACTCCGTATTCTAATCGTGCCTACATCAACGAATGGTATGACGAACAAATTCACGGGAAGAAACGTGACAAACCTTTTGCCGACGACAAACGCTACTACGCTATCCACATGCTTGCTGAGCATGTCTGGCGGGGCATTGAGTCGGTCTTAGAGAAGCCAAAGGAGTGCATGGACTGGTTCCAAGCTTGCACCAGGCTGATTGCTAATGAGAATCGCGCGTTGTCGTGGGTATCGCCCACCGGGTTTCCAGTGCACCAAGAATACTACAAGGTCCACAACCAACAAGTAAACACATACATCAGTGGGAAGGCAACGTGCGTAAAGTTTCGCGAGGACGACGATGAGATTATCAGTCGGAGACGCATGGTCAACGGGGCAAGCCCTAACGTCGTGCATAGCCTGGATGCGTCAGCCCTTCACGAGACCGTGGTGCGTGCCAACAAGAACCATGGGATCTATGACTTTTCGTTCATCCATGACAGTTATGGGACCCACTCAAACAAGTGTGACCAACTTTCTTCGACATTGCGTGAAGTTTTTGTTGACTTCTTTTCTCGTGATCTATTGAATGAATGGCGCACGCAGTTAACGGAACAACATCCAGATTTAGATTTCCCGGTGCCACCAGAGTTTGGTGATGCTGAGATAAACAAGATAAAGGAGTCAACATACTTCTTTAGTTAACCAAAAACAACAAAGACAAAAAAGAACAATGAGTAAAGTAATTGTAACACCAGTAGGGAAGGCCGTATATCCACACCTTCAAAACCCTGACACTCGCTTCAATGATAATGGAGTTTACCAGTGTCGCTTGCATGTTGACGAAGCTGGCTTTAACGAGTTTAGCGCCCAGATTAATGAGCTCTATGACAAGGCTTATAAGGCTGAGTGTGCTGCCAAAGACGGTAAGGTCAGGAAGGCAACATCAAACCCGCTCAGAGTCACCGACGAGGGAAGCTTTGAGATCTACGCCAAGCAGGACGCAATGAAGCAGACGAAGACCAAAGGCCTTCTTCAGTTTCGTGTAGCTGCTTACAACGCCAAAGGGACCAAGATCCAAATGCCTGCTGTTGGTTCTGGTTCTGAATTGAAGATGGCAGTCGAGCCACACTTCTGGAATGTCTCGAGCCAAGGCTTTGGGATGACTCTGCGCTTGCGTAGTGTTCAAATCATTGACCTGAAGGAGTTCTCAGCTGACGATAAACCATTCTCTTCTGTTGATGGTTTCTCTGGAGGTGAGGCTTTCACGAATGAACTGACTAATGATGAGACGCCGCAGGTATCACAAGAGGCCGACGACGACGCCTTTTCGTTCTAAACTCGAGGAACGTGTAGCCCTGGCCCTTAAGGGGGCTGGGGTTGATTACACCTACGAGAGTCAGAAGCTAAAGTTTACGAGGCTCTGCACCTATACTCCTGACTTCATACTGCCTAGTGGTATAATGTTGGAAGTTAAAGGTTACTTTGAGCCCTCAGACAGGACCAAGCATCTATTAGTTCGAGCGCAGCATCCCAAAGTTGACCTTCGTTTTGTGTTCCAGAACGCAAACCTACGACTCAACTCAAAGAGCTCTACGACCTACGGTGACTGGTGCGATAAGCATGGATTCTTGTGGTGTGCACAAGCAATACCAAAAGAATGGCTGAACCTACCGCCTTGTTGAATCATCAACCCTGCCCCGATTGTGGGAGCAGTGACGCATTAACAATAAACGAAGACAACTCCACTAAGTGCTTTTCTTGTGGGGTTTTTAAACGGGGAGACTCTGAACAACCTCCCATGATAGTAATGGACAACACAAATAAAAATATACCCTTCATTGAGGGGGAATACCAAGCCCTCGAATCCCGAGGCATCGACGAAGCTACCTGTCGGAAATACAGGTATCAGGTCGGTAACCACAATGGCAACAAATGCCATATTGCAAACTACTACGACATTGACGGGCAGAAGATTGCCCAGAAGTATCGCTATGCTAACAAAGAGTTCCGGTGCTCAGGGAAGCCTGACCACTTCTTCGGGCAGAACATCTGGGCTAACCCAACGCCTAACTTTAAGGTTGTTGTTACTGAAGGAGAAATAGACGCGATGTCAGTCGCTAGTGCCACCGGGGGGAAATACCCTGTTGTTTCACTTGGCGCTGGCTCACAGTCTGCCAAGGCGATGTTCAAGCGTCACCTTGAGTGGCTCTCTGGCTTCAAGGAGGTGATCTTGATGTTCGACATGGACGAGCAAGGCCGCAAGGCAGTCGAGGAGGTGGCCCATCTGTTGCCTGCTGGCAAGTGTAAGGTCGCTCACCTTCCCATGAAGGACGCTAACGATTGCTTAGTGAACGGACAGAAGGCAGCAATCATCAATGGGATCTTTGACGCGAAGCTTTGGAGGCCTGATGACATCCTGGCAGGCGCTGACATCTACGACAAGATCTCGGAGCACCAGAACGTGGAGGCCCTTGAGTATCCCTTTGAGGGACTTAACAAAATAACACATGGCCTTAGGCACTCTGAGATCGTCACGTTGTGTGCTGGTAGTGGTATTGGTAAAAGCCAAGTTTGTCGGATCATCACACACCACCTCATGAAAACAACTGACAAACGCATTGGCTACATTGCTCTTGAAGAGTCGGTAGAGCGCACAGCATTGTCGTTGATTGGCTTGGAGATGGGCAAGTGCCTTCACCTCGAGCCCTTTGAGCGTGACGATGAGTTCAACGAGGCCTTCAAGGCAACCGTAGGCAATGGTCGTTTTTACGTTTACGATCACTTTGGCAGCCTGGCGTCGGACAGTTTGCTCAATCGGATTCGCTTCATGATCAAAACGTATGACGTTGACTTTGTGGTGCTTGACCATATCAGCATCGTTGTCAGTGGTATTGGTAACGGGGACGAGCGCAGGCTTATCGATAACACAATGACCGCACTGCGTTCACTTGTTGAGGAGACGAAGGTCGCCATGTTACTTGTGAGCCACCTAAAGCGTCCTGAAGGCCGAGGCCATGAAGACGGAAGGGCAGTCAGCCTGTCCGACCTTAGGGGCTCCCAAGCAATAGCCCAACTCTCAGACATGGTTTTGGGACTGGAAAGGTCGCAGCAAGCCGAAGAGGTTGAGGACCGCAACAAGACAACCGTGCGAGTCCTTAAGAACCGCTTCAGTGGTGAGACTGGCATTGCCTGCACACTGGCCTACGACAAAGAGACTGGTAACCTCTCTGAGTCACACCTTATTGAAACCAACAACCCATTTTAAAACGATGAATGAAGAAAAAGAACCAACAATAAAAGAACTGTGTGAAAAATTCAAGAAACAACGACTTAACTATAAAGAACGCTACAGGCGTATAGTTGAGCACGCAGAGTTTATTGAAATGATGTATCAACAGTATGAATACGCTTCTGAGGTATACGGCTGTGATGGTGACCCGATGAAGTTAGCAGGAGCACGATGGGCTCAAAACCAAGAACTTGAAGACTGATGAACACTGCTGTATTTGACATAGAAACAAACGCCATCAAGGAGTGGAAGACTCTGGGTGGCCTCGAGGTCGTTCATTGTATTGTCATCATGGACAACGAAGGGACTCACCGTTACCGGAACAACTCTGAGATGAACACGATCCCGGAGGCCCTTGAACGCCTCGCTAAGGCTGACTGCTTGGTGGCACATAACGGCATTGGGTTTGACCTGCCTGCACTTAACAAGCTGTATGGTTTTACCCATGACTGTGTGATTGACACGATGGTCCTTGCCAGGCTCAACCACCCTGACCGAAAGAAAGAAGACTGGACCGAGGCGAAACTCCCAACCTTCCTACGAGGCTCGCACTCGTTGAAGTCTTGGGGCATGCGCCTTGGCGTTCATAAGGACGACCATGGTGCCACCGAGTCTTGGGAGCACTGGAGTGAAGCGATGGAGGACTACTGTGTTCAAGATGTTGTTGTGAATGAAGCCCTCCTCACCTACCTCATGCAAGGCCGAACGCCTACTGACCAAGACCTACGCCTTGAGATGGACTTTGCGACGGCTATTCGCCAGCAAGAGTGGAACGGCTTTCCGTTTGACCTTGATGCGGCCGATCAGCTCCTACAGAAGCTTATTGTTCGGAGAGCCACCCTCGAGGAGGATCTACAACAACTATTCCCTCCGAAGGTCATTGCCACTAAGCGTCCTTGGTGGGTCACCGATGACATGAAGCAATGGGAGACCAAGAAGGAAGCCCTTGCCGCTGGCTACAAGTCCGCTGAGATCGACAAGGGAGCAATGAGGACCAAGTCTGTTCCGTTCAATCCCTCATCACGAGACCAGATCGCAGAGCGCCTCATGGCTGACGGATGGGACCCTAAGTATTACGAAGGGAAACGCCCAGCAATCAACGAGCCTGTGCTCCGAGAGATCAACAGCCGGAAGAGCCTAGCGCTCCTCGAGTATCTGTTGGTATCTAAGCGACTTGGCCAGCTCTCTGAGGGCCGCCAAGGCTGGATGAAGATGGTCCATAACGGTCACATACACGGCTCAGTGAATACGGGAGGCACCGTGAGTGGCCGATGCAGTCACCAAGCTCCGAACATTGCTCAGTGTCCTTCGGTTTCTGCCGAGTATGGCTACGAGTGTCGTTCGTTGTTCACTGCGCCTCCAGGGCGAGTCCTTGTGGGTTGTGATGCTTCTGGACTCGAGTTGCGAATGTTAGCCGCTTACCTCCACAAGATTGACGATGGACGATACACCAATGAGATCCTTAGTGGTGACATCCACACGGCTAACCAAGAGGCCGCTGGATTGCCTGACAGAAACTCAGCGAAGTCGTTCATCTACTGCTTAATTTATGGTGGTAGTGATAGTAAGTTAGGGGAAGTAATCGGGGGCACCTCGGCTGACGGTAAGCGCCTTAAGACTGAGTTCTTTCGTAAGATGCCTGCAATCAAACGCCTGCGTGATGCCGTGCAGGACAAGGTCAAGGGCTACGGGTTCCTTAAGGGACTTGACGGCCGTAAGCTGCCTTGTCGGTCCCCTCACAGTAGCCTCAATCTTTTGTTGCAGTCGTCTGGGGCAATTTGCATGAAGCAAGCCCTTGTGCACTTTGTTGAGGACATGAAGGACGCGGACTACCTTATGCACGCTAACGTCCACGATGAGGTCCAGTTTAGTTGCCCTCCCAACAAGGCCCACGACTACGGACAACGATTTGTAAATGCCATCAAGAAAGCTGGCGAAACTCTTAACCTCCTGTGCCCACTAGATGGAGAGTATAAGATTGGAACTAACTGGGCTGAAACACACTAAAAATATGAAACTAATAATAGACGGAGACATGCTCCTTTATCGCTCAGGGTTTTCCTGTGAGGTCGAGGTGCGCTGGGACGATGACATCTGGACATTGCATTCCAACGAGAACGAAATGAAAGGGCACTTTGATGTAGCACTGAGTGGCTTAGTGAAACTCATCGAGCCTAAAGCAGAAGTGATTGTTGCATTCTCTGATAAGGAGAACTACCGCTACGACATCTTCCCAGCCTACAAGTCCAACCGGAAGAACACAAGGAAACCACTAGGACTGAATGCCCTGCGTGACTGGGCCATTGAGAGCTACGACTCACGGATATTCCCACGCCTCGAGGCTGATGATGTTTGTGGTATTATGTGCACTAACGACAAGGACTGTGTGGCTGTAAGTGGCGACAAGGACTTTGGGACCTTACCGATCCGATGGTTCAACATGAATACAAGAAGGATGAACGATGTTACCGAGGAGGAGGCAGACAACTTCCACCTTATCCAAACGCTTGCCGGGGACGCCACTGATGGCTACGGGGGAGTCAAAGGGATCGGCGTTAAGACTGGCCAAAGGCTTCTTGAGAAGAAGGGATACACCTGGGACACTGTTGTTGAAGCATACGAAAAAGCAGGGCTCACCGAGGATGACGCCTTAGTGACCGCCAGGCTCGCTCGGATACTTCGTAACACCGACTACGATGGTGTTGACATTAAACTGTGGGAACCAAAACGATGAGAAAACTAACACCTGAAGAGCTTGTTCTCCCCGACTCTGGGGAGCGCAGCGAATTCGATACGGGCGCAGTGCGAGACGCTATGCGCGGCAAAGGGATGCCTAGCTGCATTCCTACCGGGGCACTACGGGCAGTCGCTCGGCGCTTCGAGGACGGGGCCACCAAGTATGGACGAGACAACTGGTGCAAAGGGATTCCCTTGTCACGCTATGTTGATAGTTTGTATCGTCACTTGTGGTCGTATATGGATGGGGACACATCAGAGGACCACGGAGGTGCAATCATATGGAATGCTATGTGCCTCGTGGAGACCGCTGAGATGATCAAAGACGGGGACCTTCCAGCCGAACTCAACGACATAGACAAAGACGTATGAGCTTATATGAATCTACTGATAGCTTCCCAGGGATACCTCTGAGCGTCTTAGAGGCCCTTGAGGAGGCATATCCCAAGAAGGACTTTGGTCCGACGGCTTCACTGAGACAACTGGACCACCACTACGGGCAGCGCTCAGTGATTGTGTTCCTTCGTCAATTATACGAGGAACAAAACCGTAATATTCTCAACAATACTAACATAAGATAAGCCATGTGTATGTCAGCCCCTAAGATGCCAGCCATTCCTAAACCACCTGCACCTCCACCGCCTCCTACCAAGGTCGCACAGAAGGTCGAAAGTGCCCGGATGCAAAAGCGCACTAAGGGGCCTCGTGGTCGTTCTTATCTTACTATCCCTAGATCTTCCGTGTCTGCCCCCAAGGGTGGAGTCGGTGTTAATGTATAAATAAAACCATGCCTGAAATTAAAACAATCGGAACTGTGTCTCGCGATGTGACTAGCGCCGCTGATATCGACATGACTTGGAATGGTAGCTCTGGAATGTTTGCTGTTATTGGCACATTCGGATCTGCCCAAATCAAGCTCCAACATAAGCTTGCGGACTCCTGGGTTGATATTGGTGAAGACGTTACGTTCACTGACGACGGACAAGCACTGTTCACTACGGCCTCGAAAGAGCTCAAAGTTGACCTTAGTGCTGCCCCGACAAACGTAGACATCATTGTCGCGCCTGTCGCTGATAACA